AACATCTAAAGTTGAATCTTACGAGTACAAAGACGGAGAAAACTCTGTTAGGCTTATTGGTGGGGTTCTTCCACGCTATGTATACTGGGTAAAAGGTACTAATAACAAAGATATTCCTATTGAATGCCTAGCTTTTAGCCGTGAAAAAGAAAAATTTGATAATCTAGAAAAAGATTGGGTACAAGATTCGTATCCTGACTTGAAGTGCTCCTGGAGCTATGCAGTTAACTGTATTGATCCTAAGGATGGAAAAGTTAAAGTACTAAATCTTAAAAAGAAACTGTTTGAGCAAATCCTAACTGCTGCAGAAGATCTGGGCGACCCTACTGACTACGATACTGGTTGGGATGTAGTGTTTAAGCGTAATAAAACTGGCCCACTAGCTTTTAATGTTGAATACACCCTGCAAGTTCTTCGTTGTAAACAGCGCAGCCTTGGTGATAACGAGCGTAAGCTAGCTGATACCGCAGTATCTATTGATGAAAAGTATCCTCGCCCCACCAGCGACGAGGTAAAAGCCTTAATCGAGAAACTGCAAAAAGGTCAAGAAGAGGAACAAGAGAATCAAACAGATAGCGAACGTGAAGCTGTTAAAGATTTAGCTTAATAATCCAGCCTGCTAAGCCAAAAGTTTAGCAGGCTATTTTATCTTATATTATGAAATTACTTTTTACAGCCGACATTCACATTAAACTAGGTCAAAAGAATGTGCCCACAGAATGGGCTAAAAATAGATTTCAGCTATTTGTAGATCAATTTCATGAGATGCAAGATAAAGCTGATATGATTATTATAGGCGGTGATATATTTGACAGACTGCCTAATATGGATGAAGTCGAGCTATATTTTGACCTAGTAGCTAGCCTTCAAAAACCCAGTGTTATTTATAGTGGTAATCATGAAATGGTTAAAAAGGATACTACCTTTTTAACATATCTAAAACGTGCAACTTGGCGATTAAATAAACTAGTAACTGTATGTGATGACTATAGGAGTGATTTACTTGGTGGAGACATTGATATTATTCCTTATAATAAATTACGGGATTTTCAAGATAATTACAGTAATTTAGACTTTCAAGGTAGAGTACTAGTAACTCATGTTCGTGGAGATATTCCTCCACACGTTAAGGCAGAAATTAATCTAGAACTACTAAATCGCTGGCAAGTAGTACTAGCAGGAGATCTACACAGTTATGAAAACTCTCAGCGTAATATTCTCTATCCCGGTAGTCCTTATACTACTAGCTTTCATCGTAACAGAGTTGAAACTGGATGCATCTTACTTGACTTGGACAATTTGGAACATGAGTGGCTAAAGTTTGATCTACCACAGCTTATTAAGCGAACAGTAGGCGTAAGCGACCCTAAACCGCAGACATACCCCGATCATACAATCTATGAGATTGAGGGTAACTTGCACGAATTAAGTCAACTAGAAGATAGTGACCTAATCGATAAAAAAGTAGTAAAACGAGCACAAGATACTCAGCTTATTCTAGACCCTAATATGACTATGGCTGAGGAAGTTCGTGAATATCTTACCTATATTCTAGAACTAGATCAGACTACAATTAATAGCGTATTAGAGGAATTTTATAATGCCAGAGACAAACTTACAGATTAAACAAGTTGTTGTATGGTCGCAGCCAAACTGCCCTGGGTGTGATACGGTTAAAAAATTATTAGATCAACTTGGTGTTCTATACCAAGTTAACGTAATAGATACGCCAGAAACTAAACAACTATTTTTTAGTACACTACCGGGTGCACGCAGTGTTCCACAAATTGTAGTAGATGGTAAATGGATTGGTGGACTACAGGAATTTAGAAGATTTTTAAATGATAACAATAAAGCACTTAAAATGGTCTAACTGTTTTAGTTACGGCAAAGATAATCAAATAAACTTTACTAGTGCTCCACTAATGCAATTAATTGGTAAAAACGGACACGGTAAAAGTTCTATAGCTCTTATACTTGAAGAAGTTCTATATAATAAGAATAGCAAAGGTATTAAAAAAGCAGATATTTTAAACCGATATGTAAAAGATAACTGGTATAACGTAGAACTTGCACTAACAAAAGATAACGATGAGTATAGGATAGAAACAAAACGATCTGGTTCTCAGATTGTTAAGTTGTATAAGAATGGCAAAGATATAAGTGGGCATACTGCTACTACAACCTATAAAATTATTGAAGACATTATAGGTATTGATCACAAAACTTTTACGCAAGTAGTTTACCAAAGTGGTGCAAATAGTCTAGAGTTTCTAACTAGTGCGGATACGGCTCGTAAAAAGTTTTTAATTGAACTCCTAAACTTAACTAGGTACACAGAAACTGGTGATCAATTTAAACGCCTACACCAAGATCTAGGAGTACTAGTAGCCAGTGCAGAATCTAAGTTGCGAACAATTCAAGACTGGATTGATAAGTATAACAAACAAAATTTAGAACAAAAACCACTTCTACCAGTTCCTTCCCAGCCAGAAGATGATATAAGCCAATATGCTAGTATTCGAGAAACTATTAGTACTATAAGTGCTAAAAATAAAAAGATTTCTCAGAACAATACATATAAAACAGTTCAAGGTAAATTAAAACTGTTACCTGTACCAGAAAAACCTACAGAAACTATTAGCGAATATATAACTAAACGTGCTGAACATGATAAAACTGCACAAGATGCTCAACAGTTTATTCGTAAACTAACTAATCTATCAGATTCTTGTCCTACTTGTTTACAAGCAATTAACAGAGAAAAAACTCAACAATTGCTTAATGAATATGAACAAATCGTTACAACTAGTAAAGAGTTTAGCCAACAAGTAAACACAAAAATTCAAGATATTGAAAACAGATTAAAACTGTGGAAAGAAGCTATAGAAGCTCAGGCAGAATGGGAAAAATACTATCAACTAATTGATAATGATTTACCCAATGAACTCTTAGATGAAAAAATTCTACAAAAACAGCTAGATGAGTTGCAAAAATCCATACAACAAGCTAAAACTGCAATTCAAACTATTGAGCTAGAAAATCAAGCACGACAACAGCATAACAGTAAAGCAGAACTTTTAAAGTCTCAGCTTGCTGATATGCAAGAAGATTTAACTACTTGGCAAGCTAATCTTGCAGGTTTACAAAGCCGCCTAAATATACTAGCGATTCTAGTAAAAACATTTAGTACAACTGGTTTAGTAGCTTATAAAATAGAAAACTTAGTAAAAGATCTAGAGGTACTAACCAATCAATATTTAGCTGAATTAAGTAGTGGAAGATTTCAACTTGCGTTTGAGATTAGTGGTAATGACAAACTTAATGTTATTATTGTAGACAATGGTAATAACATTGATATACAAGCATTAAGCGGCGGAGAGCGTGCCAGAGTTAATGTAGCTACACTGCTTGCTATTCGTAAGCTAATGCAGAGTTTATCTCAAAATCGAGTAAACTTACTAATCTTAGATGAAACTGTAGAAGCTCTAGACCTAGACGGAAAAGAAAAACTTGTAGAAATCTTACTACGTGAAGAAAACTTAAATACACTACTAGTATCACACGGATTTACCCATCCCCTGTTAGAAAAGATTACAGTTGTTAAGAAACAAAATATCTCTAAGATAGAGGACTAAATGTTAGAAACTATATGTGACATATTTCAAGAAGGGTACAGACGCGGCTGGGTAACTACTCGTGATGGTAATGCTAGTATTAGGTATCGTGAGCAAAAATACTTTTATGTAACTCCTAGTGGTGTTCGTAAGCAAACACTTCAACCAGATCAGTTTAAAAAGCTAAATATTGTTAGTGGAATACATAGCGGAATAGTAGGGCCAGATATGTATTGGAAAGACTGGAAAGAGGCGGAACATACTCCTATAAGTAAAAACTTAAAACCTAGCGGCGAAATTCCTATGCACTTTGCTCTACAAAAGGAAATTAACACAGATACCAGAGTTGTTCTGCACTTACATCCTACATATACAACTGCAGCTATGTATAAGGGAATTGACTTAACAACTTTATCTAATGAGTTCCCTGAATTAAGTAGGTATACTAAAGTTGGAAAAACTGTTCCAGCATTTTTACCACTAACTCAAGAATTAGCTGATGCGTGTGTTCGAAATCTTGAACTTGAACTAGACGGCTCATTAGGGTATAATATAGTAGGAATGGACAGGCACGGCGTTGTAGCTGTAGATACCAGTCCTTGGCGTGCTTTTGAACATATTGAAAGGTTAGAGCATATATGTAAAATTATTTTACATGGAGCTACATAGTGAAGCCCAAACGCTCAAAGATTGTAAAAGGCAAGCATACCACATTTGTTTATCACGCTGGTGGTAAACTAGACATGATAACTGATTGGAATGCCCTAGCCCTAGAAATAAATCAAGCCATAGATAACTGGAAAAATCCTAAGCCCGTGGGTGTAGTTCCAAAAATTCGTCGTGGTAGATAGCCGACAAAAGGGCGCTAGAACAGAAACCAAAGTAAAAGAATTTTTACGAGAACATACCCAGTTAAAGTGGGAACGAGTTCCAGGTTCTGGTGCCCTAAATGAAAAACATGGCCTAAAAGGTGACTTATATATTCCGGGCGAAAAGAATATATACTGCGTAGAAGTAAAAGGCTATGCAGACGATCATCTTACTAGCCATATATTAACTAGTAAAAGTCCTACGCTTCTAGACTGGTGGCAGCAAACACTACGAGAAAGTGGTCAAGTCGGTAAACAACCACTACTATTCTTTAAGTTTGATCGTAGTAAAATATTTGTAGCCTTTCAAGATATACCTAATGACCTATATCCTTATGTGTATATAAACAGAGACGAGTATAAGTTTTTTGTTGCACTAGCAGAAGATTGGATAACAAATGAAAATATTGAGTTTATCAAAACCTAGGATTGTCTATGATTAATAAATTAGTTGGAATTATTCTTGCTACAGCCTCTATTTCAGTTGCAGCTCAAACAATTACAGCAGCAGGAGCTACTTTTCCTTATCCAATATACGCTAAATGGGCTGAAGCCTATCAAAAAGAGACTAAAATTGGATTAAATTATCAAAGTATTGGCAGTTCTGGCGGTATTCGTCAAATTAATAATAAAACAGTAACATTTGGAGCTACAGATGCTCCGGTTAAGGGTGAAGACCTAGATAAACTGGGACAAGTTCAATTTCCTGCAATTATAGGTGGAACAGTTCCTATTATTAATCTTGACGGATTCCAACCCGGTGAGCTTGTTATTACCGGACCCGTACTGGCTGAAGTTTTCATGGGTACGATTACAAAGTGGAATGACCCTAAACTTCAGCAACTTAATCCAGCCAAAAAATTACCAGATATGGCTATTACCGTAGTACACAGAGCTGATGGATCGGGAACTACTTTTAATTTTACTGATTACTTGAGCACAGTAAGCCCAGACTGGATGAGTCGTGTAGGACGTGGCGCAGCAGTAAAATGGCCTGCTAGTAGC